ATGCTGTTTCCTTGCATCATTGATGGGGAGTCTAAAAGACAAACTATATTTGAAGTGATTCATAACGCAATGTTTTTATGTTTAAAAATTGATTTTATTTACAAGGCGATGGGGGATTGCTGAAAAAATACTTTTACCCAGTTTCGCCAGCAGCTGGTCGTGCGCTGGGTTGAAGCGGGTGAAGGCGTATCGCCAATGTGCTTTGCGGAGCTGCTGGCGTTACGCACAGAGACTGACGAACTGCTGGAATGTAAACAGCGTGCGGGTGAAGCGGAATATGGTCCGCGTCGTCCTTTGTTGCATGTGTTTATTAGTACGGAACTGGTGCGCGGTGAGCTCCCTCCCATGTTACCGGATAGCAGGGACGGAGATGCCAGTGAGCTGGATGGGGTGTTGTATCAAACGGTAATGCGCCGGGCGTAAAGCCCGGCGTTATTTTACGGCTGATATTGCCAACTGCTGACTAAAGCATACAAATGGTTTGGGGAATAGCGCCAACTCTCTTTTAACTGCAGAAACTCGGCGCAAAATTCACTGCAAAACAGACGATTGCGCTGTTCTTTATTGCCAGTGATAATTCCTAAGGCTCCGCGCCAGTCGTATTTTTTGCCATTATGTTTATGGAAAAAAGCTTCCACATCCTGAAAGCTAGCCTGGAGCGGTAGCATATCCCACTTATCTGACGGTAGTGGCATTATCTTTCCGCGTACACCGCGATCGCGCAGTGATGCAGAGTAGCAAAGGTAATTTTTTTCACCATGTACCACTGCTAACTCGCAGTGGGAATAACTGCCGCGTGTGATTTTACGGGTAAGCCAGTCAGCTAGTTGCGCAATACCCCGGTGCTCTGTTCGGCCTTTATAGCAAGCGAGCCAGACAGTGGTTTTACTCATGGTTGCCAGCCTGTGGAGTAGTCGTAGTCGAGCACCGCCTGAATATCGCCCAGAGTTTCCACCGCCGCAATATGGCGCTGGGCGTTGGCAAACAGGCGCATATCGTGAGCCATGGTGACGGATTCAAACTGGGCGGCGATTTCATTGGTTAACTCAATCAGACCGTTATTTTTAGTTTTCCACATTAAACCTGGCGGAATTTGTTTTTCGGCTCCCATTTTTGTGAGTGAGAGTTGTTGGATTCGGCTATTTGTATCACTGTGGAAGTGATAGCCGTTGAGGATGATGTAATCGGTTGTGATGTAATCTCGTTTGGATTTTATTCTTCTTATTATATCTTCTTTTATTTCTGAAATAAATTTAAGTATTGAATCTGTATCAACTATCCATTCTCCTTTTTTCAGTTTGTGAAATTTATCTGGTGGTGGCATAGAAATGAAGGATAAATCTTCACAGTTAATCCAAGTTGGAATATTATCTCTTGCATATATCTGCCATTGCTGATCAGTTATTTCAACTAAATGTTCTACTTTGGGATAGTTGTAACGTTCTGTATCGAACCAGTCCAAAACAACAAATGTTTCAGGATCAAAACATGCATATTTTGTCATTTTTAATTACCATGATATTTTTACGAAACCAGAGGCACCTTTTGTTCCGCTAGTATTGCCTAAGTTTGTTAATTCATTATTGTCATATTCAAAAGGAGGCAAATAAGATCCTCCCGCTCCTCCAGAACCATAGCCTATTGCTGGTGTCGGATGTGTCATTATTGCCTTACTTCCACCATTATCCAGATATTCTGTAATAACAGTGCCAGCGCTCCCTCCTTTTCCATATATGGAATTTTCACCATTCTTGCCAGGATAAAATTCTGCATATAACCGTATTGCGCCAGGTGCATAAGTATTTGGATGGTCAATGAATTTTATACAAGGCTGCGTAGTGTTAAAGTGATAAATGTTATATCCCCCATGACCTCCTTTGGCAATCATATTAGAAAATGAAGAGTCACCACCATCAAAGCTTTTTTGTGTTTTCTCTGTGTTATCCGATGAATACTTTACTTGTGAAACAGGTGGATTATTCCAAAATGGACCTCCATTACCTCCAGCCCCAACCTTTACTGAAAAATGCTGGCTTGGTTCCACGTTTAAGTAACCAACGAGCAATTCACCTGTATTGCCACCACATGCTTCATAATATGATGATTGTGCTCCTCCGGCACCACCACCACCGCCGCCCATAACTTCCACAAATAATGTAGTTACGCCATCAGGAACTGTAAATGTTCCATTTGTAGTATAAAAACTAGTGTGAGTATGATTAGCCGGAGCTGCAGCATTAGCCTTATCCATTGCCGCCTTAACCGCACTCGGCGTGGCTGCCTCCGTCGTGCTGTTGCTGTCCGTCGCATTATTCAGCTTCACAATCCCTTTTTGCGTCAGGGTGCCATCCTGAATACCCGTAATCTGCCCCCAGGGATGCGTATGACTGCCTGCAGCTTTACCATTTGCCAGGTCATACGCCGCCTTAACCGCGCTCGGTGTCGCTGCCTCCGTCGTGCTGGTGCTATTGGTCGCGTTATTTAGCTTCACAATTCCTTTTTGAGTCAGCGTACCATCTGGAATATCAGTAATTTGACTCCAGGTATGACGATGGTTTCGTGCCTCAATCATCGCCGCTTTCACCGCTTTTGACGTAGCCGCTTTAGTTTCGTCATCACTGTCAGTGGCGTTACTCAACTGCGTAAAGCCTTTTTGCATTAACGTAGCATCAGGATGATTAGTCGAACGTGCATGTTTATCCAGTTGTGAATCAACATAATCACGTGTTGCCAGTACAATACTGGGATCAACGGTGAGTGTTACCGCAGTCGTGTTGGAAACTTCCATAATGAGACGAATGCAAACTTGCTTACCGCTGCCGCCGGGTAATAGCGGTTTATACGATTCTGGGAATTTACCGATAGCAATAAGTTCGCCGTCAGTATCAAAAACGCCGACTTCACGTACATACCAGCCGCCGATATTTTCGGGCAGTACAAGTTCCGCAATTAACCAGTTAGGATTACTGGGTGCAACTGTTAATGTATTTAACTCACCACGCCATACTTCATGACGTAATTTTGCTTGACTCGCCGAGGGTTCGTAATATTGCCCACCGCCGTCTCCAACGGCCATCTTTTGCAGATGTAGTTGTTTTTTATCCGCAAGAGCACTGGCAATTTTTGCCATCCCCCTGTCGGTCAGGAGGGTATAAAACTCATTATCCATAATTACTCCGGGTAAATAGATGTAATTTCAAGGCTCCATTGCCCTGTTCCGTAAAAGATTGTTGTGTTTTGTTGTACTTCCCGTATCTGGAAAGGTAAAAGCGTCGTCAGTTCACCCCCATAAAGCGCACAGCTAATAACAGGGATAGCACTTTGGTTAATGATCCAGACGATTAATGCTTCCAGTTTTGAACGTGTGTTTTTATATTCATGAATGAGTTCAACTAACTCATTGAAAAGGTTTTCATCCATGCCTTTATCCACCAGTTCTATGTCAACCTTAAAAAAATAAGCTTTCCCGCCATATTCAAACCATTCGGCAATAGTTCCAGGCAATGAGAGTATTTCCAGTACTCGCCGTACCGCCCAAACTGTTCCTTTATATTTATGTAACTCAATGGCTTGCTTAATTAACTCACGCTTCTCTTGTTCATCAGTAGTAAATAACCAACCTTCCAGCCCCTGAACGTGAAATTGTTCTGCAAGGGCAGGTAATGCCGAAGCATCAACCAGGTCGACCAGATAAACCATCAACGCCGTCAGATCGAGTTGCGCAAAACGTTCGGCGGCGATATTTGCCAGAGTTGAAAAACGCTCATCGCTGGTAAGCGGCGGCGGTAGCAGCAATTTATCCATCGCTGACTCCGGCAATCGTGACGTCTATTACAGTGCATTCCGCCCATTCATGCGCCTGCAAAATACGTTTTGTAGGCATGTTCAGCACAACGTCATAGACGCCATCGACTTGTAACACTTTGATTATCTGGTTTGGCACAATGTCCTGCCCCAGATGTTTCTGCCGCTGTTGCGTCCAGAGGCTAATCGCTTTACGCGCCGCAGTCAGTGTTGTCTCCTGATCGGCGGTGGTAAACAGCGTTAGCTGCGCACGAATTTCATACGGCACCCTGAGAGCACATTTCGCACTTACTTTGTCAGTCAGCGGACGTTTTTTCTCTTTACTCACTTCTTGTTCAATTTGCGCGAGTAGCTCGGTTCCCGGCAGACCATTCAGGGTTAGCGGGTAGAGCTCGACGCAGCCTTCTGGCAACCCTTCATCTGGCCCCAGTACTGCAACGTCAATAATTGACTGGCTAACCGAAAGTGTATGAAAGCGATATGCGCCATAGCTGCCGGCATTACTGAAGCTTTCTGGCGCCAGTTGTATACGCTGGCGTAGTGCATCATCGTTCTCTTCACCGCAACCGCCGGTTGTGGGAGTCAGATTAGTCACGTTGATATCGTAATAACCGATCCTGTCAACAAGGGCGCTAATCTGTGCAGGCTGCCAGCCATTGCCCTGTTCACCTGCTGCGAGGCTGGTGGCCGGAACGGCGATATGCAAACTCCTGGCCGGAAGCAGAACATCTTCATCGGTGGCGAACATCACGCTGTCAGAGGCACTGGCCCGCGTCCCCTGGGGAATCAGGATATTGCTGGTATACGCACTGACGACCGAAAACTGCAACGTCGTTTTTGCCGGTTGCGCAGGTAAACGGTGAACACCCACCAGCTCCCCTAAATAATCCAACATTGGTGCGCGGGAATACGCGACCAGGTTTTGTTTCGCCGCTTCCTGAATGGCGATGCGCACAAGGTTTTCACGATAGGCAAACAGGTCGATGAGTAACCGTTCGGCCTGTGCCGGATAGAGTTTTTTACCGCTGGCATCTTCGTATTGCGCAATCATCTCGCTGGTAATTTGCGCAGGATCGCGGTCAATAAAATCGGGTTCGGCTATCGCCATAACACCTCCGTTGAGTTGATTACGCCGTCAGCGGCGCGCCATTGCACACGTAACGTCAGATGTTCACCGTCGATTATCGGTGCTACCTTCAGCAACCGACATCGCGGTTCCCACTGGCGGATGGCTTCCACCGACTCCCGTACCACATGCGGGATTGCCCGCTCGATGGGGTAATCGATGTAGTGCCACAAGTTGCTGCCAAACAGCGGTCTGTGGGGATCACTGCCGCGCGGCGTGCGCAGAATGATGTGTATTGCCTGGTGAATATCATCCAGTCCGCAGACGTATTCTTCAGGCCGCTGCAAGGCGGGTTGCCAGTGCAGCGTTGAGGGGCGTGTTTTTGTGTTCATGTGCTTATTTTCGCCCTGAACGGACAGTGGGGATATTAAAGCGATTTAGAAAACTGATTGATTAAAAAGAGAAAACCCGCCATCAGGCGGGTTAAAAGCTAGTGTGAATGGTGATTTGAGTTACCACCGCTATCCTGCAATGTGCCGCTGGCCTGAACGTTACCAATCACATTGACATTGCCAGTTATCGTGGCGGCGTTACCGATGCCTCCACTTCCTGCCATGCCACCCAGCCAGGTGAGTTTTTTCATTACCGTGACGTTACCAGTAAAGGTGCTCATGGGCGCATCTACCGTCACTGTCGCCGCTTTAATATCGACGGTATCGGAAGTCACGGTGACCTGTTGGGCTTTAACCTCAACGTTGGGTGATGTCAGGTTAGTATGGTCAATAACCTCAATCACGATTTTCTCAATACCGCCGTTAATCGTAAGCTGGTGTGTGCTGCGGTCATATTCAAACGCTGCGCCATCAGAAAACTGGACGTAACGTTTATCTCGCGAGGCCACAGGCGCGGTGTCAACCGTAGAATAAACGGCCCCAAGTACCACGCCATCTTCGCCGTTGTCGTCCAGCAGAACTTCCACCTGCTCACCCATATCCGGTAGCCAGTAGTCTTTATTGTCCTGGGAATTACGTTGAAGTACCGCAAGCCAGTTACTCTTCAGATTGTCGCACTCTGGCAGTGTGACTCGCACCCGAACGCTGGTTTCGTCAATATCGCTGATAATCCCCGTTTGCCGGGTTACTCCCTTCATAGTGCCTCCTTACTGGCTGGTTGCTGGCCCGCGCGAAACGTCGATTTCAGTGGTATAGCCGCTGCGCACAAAACTGTGAGTAGATTTATCAATCAGCCATTGTCCAGAAAGAATACCAAAATCAATGAGTTCGATTTTATTGCCTGCTGTCAGTTCCGGGCAGCCCATCATCCTGAGTGTTCCGGTTTGCTGATATTCGTTGTGGCTGTCGAGTGCAGCGTTGGCCTTTGCCTGTGCCGCGCCAACATCCGTCGCCCGGCTGTTGAGTTTCAACGTGTCGGCACTGGTGCCGACTCCACGGGCTGACGGTTTTTGCTGGCTGTCGTGAGTGTAGATAACCAGTTCTTTTTTCTTACTATTTTGATGCTGTACGGTGGCGTTCTTGTAGATGCGATTAATGGTGTCTTTGAAGGTAAAGTGCGAAACCTCTTTGCGGTCGATGGTTTTCACTGGCGCCAGGCAGCGTAGTGTCGGCAGATGTGAAAAAATCAGCTCTTTTGTCGTCACTTTCACGGCATAGCCATATTCGCTGGCCAGACGCTTGAGAAATCCAACATCGGTTTCGCCGTACTGTGTCACCCGGTCAATCGCCAGCGGCTCGATTTTGCCCACCAGCTTCAGACCGTGAGTTTGCGCGATACGACTGGCGATGGCCGAAAGCGTCGTTTCTTCAAAGCCCTGACTGTTACGGGTACGCAGCGCCTGATTGACGGAAGTGGCAATGCCATCAATATTTACCGTGGAAGGTGGTGCTGAAATATCAATTTTATCAATAATATACTGACCGCAATTGAGGAGCGTCTCCCCCTGATAACCCATATGCAGCGCCAGCGTATCGCCTTTGCCGGGATACCACTCTTTTATCCAACGTCCATCGGTGTCATCCAGTGTAATGGCGATGGTATCTGACTCGTTTTTGATGCTGTCGTGGTAACTGATGCTGGTGACATAGGGCGTGATGTCATAAGTGATATCTTTATGCCCATACCAAAGGGTAAAAATGGGCGCGAGTGTGGCAAAGACGCCACCAGATACGCTTATCTCAGCCATGGTGGTATCTCCGATAAGGTTTTGTTGACGGAAATGACCGGAATAATGAGTTGAATACCGGAAGGCAGTACCGGGTAAATGGCGACATGTGGATTGGCGGCGATGATGCGTTCATAAGCCAGCGCATCGCCGTAGTAATACCATGCCAGATTATCCCAGCGTTCGCCGTCGGTGGTGATATGTTCAAGGTATCGCATCACCAGCTCCTCGTAATGGTCGCGGCAGCAAGCTGGCTCACTGCGGGAGTGGTTTGTTGTACCGTTGTTCGTGCCTGCTCAACCAACGTTGCGGCTTTATCGAACGTCGCTTCGGCGATGTCGTTGGTAATGTCGTCGAAAAGCGCCTGAGCATGGTCAACCAGCGTGCTGGCGTCTTTGGCGCAGTCCCGGATACCTGGCATGTTACCCAGTAAAGCGTTAATCTGCGCCGATAACGCTTTTGGGAGTCCTGCCAGCGTTTGCAGATCCATGGGCTGTTTAAACAGGGTTTCGATGGCGTCGATAGTCTTTTTCAACGACGTAATTATCTTTTCACACTTTTCTTTTAACGCTTTGGCCTCTTTAACCAGTGCTTTCACTTTTGCCACCGTTTTTTTAATATCTTCAATGGCTTGAGTCAGCTCATCGAGCATCTCTTTGGCCTTACGCATACCTTCTTCAATGGCGTTCAATATCTGATCAAACCAGGACTCCACCATGTCTGGAAAATCGCTCGCCTTTTCGTCAATATTCGGGTCTTGGGTAGTAATTGCCGGGGGCAAGAGTGGATTTTTAGGATCGCCGGTGTACTCCTGGAGCGACATTGTTCCGCTTTGAGCAATCACATTGCCCCAGGGATCGGTGTGCTGGTGGGTGGCGGTTAGCTCCGTAATCACAAACCAGCCGCGATAATCGCCATTGCCAAACACCAGAGCCATCGCTTTGTGGGCAAGCATGGCTTCACGCAGTCGATTCAGCTCTGTTGTGGGTTGGCAAAACTGGCTGTGCAAGGAAAATTCCAGTGCCAGCATATCCAGCTTATCGCCAATAAACTGCACGCCGGGTTTGCCTTCTATACGGGCATGTGTGGCGTAGTCCACGCCCATTGTGCTTTTAAAGCCGTCCCAGAATGTGACAACCTTAAATTCAATCTCTCCTAAAACGGCATACATCAGGCATACCCCCGGCGCTGTTGTTGCGCCATTACGTCGTTAATCATTCTTTCCAGTTCGCGTTTACTTATCGTCAACACGTTCTGAATGTCTTTAGTGGTGTTTTGTCCGTTACTCTGCACGGTAATTTGTGGCGAAAAATTCACCTGAACTTTTCCAGAGGAACGGGAGGGGAGCGTCGCCGGTTTGGTTACAGATTTACCAGGTAAAGAGGCCGATGCGGGTTTGGCGGCTGTATTTTTTGCCGCTGGTGTCGATGGCGACGTTGTCGTTTTACTGGATGGCGCGAGTTGTTTGCCCACAGGAGGCGTTAAAATCGCTCCGGCAACGCCTGGAACAACGGTCGTGGGGGAGATTGATGCGGTATTCGTCGTGCTTGTAACAGCCGTAGCCGATCCTTCTGTGCTAATACCCATCGTGGTTTTTAGCCAGTCCGGTAAGGCGTTTTTGACCTGATCAATAATGCCTTTCAGAGCGGGGAAAGCATTCATTATGCCGTCAACCAGACTGCCCAGAAGATTGCTGCCGAACTCGCTAAAACTTGCAGGCATCTCGACACCAAACCAATTCATCACACTGGAAAAGGCGCTGTAGAACAACTCCAGCGGCGACCAGTCGAGAATTAACCGGCAAATCCCTGCAATGCCGCCGTCAAAGGCCGTGGTGATACGTTGCCAGATGGCGGAAAAGAATCTGGAGATAGGTTCCCAGTGGCGATAGATCAGATAAGCAGCGCCCGCAATCGCGGTGATGACCAGACCAATGGGATTCATCAATAAAACTCTACCCAACCAGAAGACGGTCTGACCTGCCAGTTTCAATGCGCCAATCAGGCCACGGCCAAGCAGTTGCGTTAGCCATTTTGCGCCGTTATATAATGACTTAACCGCTGATAGCATCTTACTTGCCGCGCCTGTGAGCGTCAGACTTGCCCTGACTTTCAGGAAGATATCGACCAGACGAATAAACGGCGAGGCGATGACGTTCGCGCCCAGCTTTAAAACATTCAGTGCGCCGTTAAACAGCCAAATCGCTCCGACGATTTTCGCAATGTTTTGCACCAGCGCCGGGTGTTCACGTAGCCAGGCGCTGAACTGGCGAATCACCGGAGTAAGGCTTTGCGCCAACTCGCCAATCAGCGGCATTAATTGCAAGCCAATGCTGAGCCATAAATCATTTAACGCCAGTTGTAACGTTTTAGTTTGTTCAATGGGTGAGGCCATCTGCACAGAAAAATCGTTGTCAATCAGATTCTTACCGCTGTCTTGCATGGCGGAGGCTTTTAACTGGCGATACTCTTCCATATTCGCCAGCACAGGTGCCAGGAATTCCACTGTTTGCGCATCGCCGAACATTTCGCCCAGATTAAATTGCGTCACCATCGATTGCAGTGCGTTGCTGCGAGCAGATAAATCTTCAATTTGCATGGTGCGTTTGAAGGTGTCGAGGATCGCCGGATTCATCTTCTCAAGTTGCGTTTGCACGATATGAATCATGGCTTCGCTAACACCCATGCCGTTTTGCTGATGTTCAAGCAGAGAGCCTTGCAGATCGACGCCCTGGCTGACGAACCAGTTATCGGTTTTTTTCGAAAAGATGGTTTGCAGAAAGTGGTCGAAATTCTCCGCCGCCACACTGGCGCTGGCACCATTTTTCATTGCGATCTGCATTGTGGCGGTCAGTTCAGCCATACCTTCTAAACCCTGTGCGCCAGTTTTAACTGCAAATTTGTCTATCCACTGTGTTTGCCCGGCAACGGTAGGCCCACCGTTTTTGCTAATGCCGTACATCATGTTTTGCGCGGCGTGGAAATTTTCTGGCGCAATATTCAGTCGATCATGAGTCGCGAGCGCGGCATTCGCCCATGTTTCAGCACTTTCGCGCGTGGTGGTGGCCGCTTTGGCGATCTCCGGCATATAACGGTTGAGATCCTGCATCGACGACAAATTACCTTCGATTAGCACCTGGGCTGCGTTCTGTAAGGTGGTCTGCTGCTGGTTAAAATCCATGCTCCAGTCGCGCAGATTAAGGCTGAGTGTCTCGCGGGTTGTATCATTCATCCCACCTTTGGTCGCCAAATTGACCATGTTGTCCTGAAACTCATACGGCAACTTCCAGTCAGGGATTTCAACATTGAATACTTTGCTAAATTGCCCGGCAAATGTTTGGGTTTTCTCCATCAGATCAGCGCGGTTTCGGCTATTTTCCTCCAGGCGGAGAGCGGAATCGGCAAGTTGCTGCGTTAGTTTGATTACTGTCGCTTGCTGAGAAGAGAGTGCTAACAATGTTCTGGCGTTGAGTGAGCCGTAACGGGCTATTGCCTGCGTCAACGTCTCATTACGCGCCTGAAGCTGGGTAATAATATCGTTGGCCAAAATTGTTTCTCTTATAGATTGGTGATGGCCCGCTGGTTAGTTTTCTGAAAAATGGGCTGGGAAGAAATAAACCTGGCGGGCTTTGAAGAACTCGCAGACATCAGGTCTGCGAGTCATATTCGATTTTTATTTGAGCGCTGGCTTCATCCAGCCAGTGACTAAAGTCATCTATCGTGAGCGCGTCAATCTCACTGGGTGGAAAGCGAAACCATCTCGCCAGTAGCGCCATTGCCTGCCATAGCAGGGGGGGATTCTGTAGCCACGGTAAGCATGGATTGAAATCGTTTCTGCAACGCCTGGTAATCCAGCAAATCCATTTCAGCTAAATCTTCTGGTACCAGCCCGGTCATCGCTGCCATTAGCGGTTCATCCCATTCTTCCGGCTTTTCGCTGACCCGGCGTGCATTACGCATATCTTTGACTTTCAGGCGACGTAATTGTAGCGTGTCGATATTATTTCCTGCTGCCGACGTAAAGGGAAACTGTAAGATATAATGCTCTTTCATTTTGTATCCTTATTTATTTTGCGGAGTTCGGGGCCGTAGCCCCGAATAACTTAGCCACCGATGTTATTGCGATAGGTACTTAATTGATCCACGCCGTTAACGCGGAAAATATTCGCCATATAATCCAGTTCAAGCAGCGTTTCACCATCGACTACTTGTTTAATATAAGTGCAGCCAAAGGCGCTGCTGAATTCCGGGTTTTCATTCTGTTTAAATGTGCCCAGTGGATTTTTTTTAAACATCACGGTTAAATGTGTGACTAACGCTAATTGATTCGCTTTCCCCTGAGAGTTATAACAATCAATACTGGAGCGACACTGTAATGCTACAGCCTGCCACGGGTTTGCCGTTTTACGCATTACGTCCTGGTAAAAGGAGTTCCATTTAATTTCCCCCTCCAGTTTATCGAAACCAGCCGGGAGTTCTATTTTACCCACCATGCCCAGTGCTTTATGTTCCTGCATAATTAAACTGACATCTGGCAATTTAATTTCTGTTGCACGGCCTAAAAGATTATTACCATCGAGATAAATATTGGCGTTGGTAATACGGTTAATTTGAATTTTTCCAGCCATTAGCGATTGCTCTCCAGAGAGACTAAATATTCAGAGGTAATTTCAGTTTCAAACGTCAGACGTTCCAGCGGCGGCGGTGGGGTAAATTTATAGCTGAGCAATAAATGCCCGGCACTGAGTTCAGCCGGTGAATTTCGCGCCGGATCGTACCAGCACTCAAAGCCAAGCAGTGCGCCGTCGGCAATCAGTTTTCGGCCCCAGGTATTTACCGATTCGGTCAGCGCGTCAATCAGTGCCTGATTGATCGGCATATCAATATACTGCTGACTGAAATAACGGATTGACTCATTAATTACATCGCCTGTCCGGCGAACGTTTTCAAAGTTACGCATATGAGTCACGGTTGGCCATGCCGCTGTGCGGTTGCCCCACAGGCGCAGACCAGAACCATAACTATTGAAAATAGTGGTAATACCGTTTTCGTTGAGCTGATTCACTTCGCTTTGTGGATCATCAATCATTGCGGAAAGCGAACGTTCGATACCGGTAATACCCTGAATTTCCTGGTTTGAGTTGCTCCACCAGAAACCTTTTTCGAGGTCTACTTTGGCACGTAGCCCGGCAGCGCGCGAAGAGAGAGGTTCAAGAATTTCCTGGTTAGTGATGCCATCGTAAACTTTGACGTGTGGGTAGCATAAACGTGCACGATCAGAGCTGGTATTGAAGTTGATTGCGCCTTGCGAACCGCGTCCAGCCAATACCTGCTGGAATGTAGTCCCAATTGGGGCATCAATGTAGGTAATCGCACCGAGTTTTTCCGCTTGTGCAATCAGCTCGGTAGTCACTGATTTTTGCGTACAAAAAACGGGTGCCAGCAGAATTTTGGCGTAGAAACCATACAAGTTATAAGTGTCCTGAAGGAGCCTCATCCCCGTGCGATCGCCTGCGGTATTAACGGCCCCGATAATATCGGCTGCGGTGACCTTTGTAGGGTCAACATAGGTATAAGTCGCGTAAACCTTTGCTCCTGCCGCAATTTCAGTTCCTGTACGGGTAATAACGCCGTCAGCGGCATTAACGCTGTATGATGTATTTTTGTATGTAGTGGAACTGATACTTGCTCTTAGCGTTACCGAACTTACCCCCGGATGAGTTAATTTAGCTTTATCGTCACTATTGAACGTAATGGTTTCATTGGTAATGTGTAGTCCATGTTTTACTGGATCCAGCACATTAATTACCACCACTGTACCGGCACCGTGATCATAAATCGCCTTCAGCGCCTGCGGGATCGTAAAGTTAGCCTGAGTCGATCCAAACTGTGCCGCGTCACTTTCAGAAAGGCACAGCGTCGGTTGGTTTACCGGGCCACAGGGAGCGGTACCGATTAAAGCGATTACAGCAGATTTTACTGCTTTTACCGGACGCGGGCCGGTTTCAATTTCAATGGTTTCTACACCGTGCAGATAATTAGCTGCCATGTACAATTTCCTCTACGTTATTTTGTTCTTCCTGGGGAATGATGAGAATCAAGTGATTTCGGGCAATCATGGTCATAACCCACTCATTGTCTTCTGGCAGATCAATTTCACTGTTCGGCCATAATAAGATTTCTTGACCGTCGGCAAGGGTGACGCCGCTTGCCGGACCGTTGTAGATATATTTCATTCAGTTTCCTCGTAATTAACTTCAGTAAGCAGGGGAAGATCCGTGCTGTCCTGTTCAGCGATAAACAGCGAGCTGGTCGCCATTTCCAGGATGTAGCGGCAGAAACCGTCGCTCTCACCCGTATTAATTTCTTTTTCAAGCCAAATAAGATGATCGCAATCAGGAGGCTGAAGGCCTCCCAATGCGCTGCGTATGTGATCAAGTGCGTTTAACGCATCACAATTTTTGCCAACAATAACGGTGGCGGTTAAGCGGAGTATTTGCTGTTGTACAATGGCATCACTACTTTCGGGCGTGGTGAAGACAGAACCGCTATAATTAATAATCACCGTAATCTGTTGTGTCTGTGGAATATATTTTGGGGCATCCGTAGATGAAATGAATATGTCCATTTCAGGATGCCGATCACGTAATCTGACCACGACATAATTCATTACAGATAAAACTTTCATATGAGGTTTACCTTATTACCGCTCACTTCGTTATCGTTGAAATGTATTCTGAAGCAGTGAGAGTGAAGAATCTTTTAATGTGATTTAGAGAAAAAATTGAATGGTTATAAAAAATCCCCACACTTACGTAAAGGTGGGGATGTATTTAATAACTGCCACGTTGTAATAACTCTATTTTGCTATATAAGGCATCCAGCTTTGCTTCTAATACTGCTTGTCCACGAAGATAATCCTCTCTGCGGACATAATACAGTGGAAGTTCGGCACGAAATTCGAGAAATTCTCTTTCCAGTTTCGACCAGCTTGTTTCTGATTCCCTGCGGGCATTTTCCAGGGACTCAAAACGCTCATTAAGTCTTTTTTCAATTTGCGCTAACAGCAATTTTCCGGCAGCAAACATTAATCCAACGAATGAAAGCATAAAGGAGATCACTTCCCAAAAATCGATACTGAGTTTCATCGGCCCCTCTGATTAGTGAAGACAGCTTGCCTGTCCCCAGAGTAAGTAGCGGGCGGCGTGTTGATAGAGAATCATCTTCGGATAGTGACGATTTTCTCGCCAGTTTGCGGCGCTGCGCCCGGCGTTGACTTGCTCAACATGACCAAACCAGATGGCGGCATTTAACCCTTTTGTTGTCGCCAGTTTTTTATCCCGGTTAATCCAACCCTGACCACCGTTATAGGCGCTTAGAGTAAACGCCATACGTTGACAATCATTTTTTGCAGAGATGTTGTTCCATAAATGCTGGTCGTACTGTACCAACGCCCGGATTGCCCAGGTTGGGTTATACGGTTTGTTTTCATGTAGCTGTGGATACAGTTGGCTTATCCATGTCGCTGTGGCAGGCATAAATTGCGCCATACCTTGTGCGCCAACGGGGGAACGTACCATTGGCTGCCAGGCGGACTCCTGGTGTAATTGCCCGGCAAAGTCAGCCACCGGAGCGTTCAGTCCCCAGACTTCTCGGGCGGTACGAATCAATTCATTTCTCCATGCCAGAGAGGCTTGTGGTGGTTCAGACGCGTTAAGCGGGAAAAGAACGAAAATAATCATAGGCGCGATATATTTTAGCCACATCACTATAGCCCTAACGCGACGGAAAGGCAGACTGCAGCCACGATGATGGCGCGACGAATCATTGCCGCTGCGTAGCAACGCGGTTCCTTTCTGGGGCAAAAAAAGTCAGGCCGTGCCCAGGGGAACAAACTACGATCGAGCCAGTATCCCAGCACTGCAGAAAGTGAAACCAGGCTTAGTTTATAAATGACGACCGGAATTTGTGCTGAAGATGTCCAGCCGATTAATGCGATCAGAGCAATGGCTGCAGCCAGCCAACCGGAAAGACGGGGAAAAGTGATTTTTCTCATACGATATCTCCTGATAAGTGAGATACCAGTGTCTGCTTATCTCTTTGCTGAAGAATGAAAAAAGCTTTAATAAATAACTTTAAAAAATGTGTTCTCTTCGAATTAACATGTTCGCCAATTAATCTCCCAACTCAAAATAGAGAACTAAGGATAAAATGGCTGCTAGTTAGATAAATCCTGCGTTATGTGTAATGAAGGGGATGACATATTGCAATCATGGTCATTACTTATTTGATTTTTAAAGTTTGTTTAAAAAAATCCTCGACTGTGAGGGAAACGAGCTTTTTGAAAAGTAGGCGATAAAAATGATAAATAGCACTGTATATGTATACAGTATCGTGTAAAATGGCACTCCTGTTGATAAGACATGTAATGAAAATAATATATTTGTTTTGTGAATTTATAATTCGTTTTAATTTTTATTGCATATACATTGTGATTATTTATTTGCGTGTTGAATGTATTGAAAAGCAGTAATTGCACCAACTTAGCGGATATCCGTGGTGTAACTCACATCAGAGTCCATACAGGGTGCAAGATATATGGAGATGAAAAATGATACAAAAAGCAAAAGAGATGACCCGGACACCGGAGATCATTAACGATTTGGCGTTTCATGCTTCGCAAGTTCTGATTGAGAGCATCAATCTGGATAGCTCATCTGCGGAAAATGTTGGCTATGCCATTGCCGATCGCATGATGCGAAACTGGGGCGGACAAAGCATTTATTTTCCAAAAGGAATCGCCAGGCGTGCCTCGGAGCGGGACTATCAAATCTATAGCGAGTGCGATGGGCGCAACTACGCCGAATTAGCGAAGAAATATAATCTGACGCTGCAATGGATTTATAAGATAGTAAAACGCGTGCATACAGAAAAGCAGCAACAGCGCCGTATGCAGTAG